GAGGCGGGAGTGCATATAGAGGTACTGGGTTTCGGTGAAGTGAGTTAGTTCGTCGAAGCCAATGAACTGGAACTCACCACCTTGATAGTTAAGCTTGGTGTCCTCATACTGCATGTGGCCGAATGTGAGTGTAGAGCCTGATGGGAATGTCCAGCGGTGTTCGCCTTGATTGTACGTAGCACCTGACCCCGCGAGCCATTCCTTACTCCTGGGGATGAGCCCGCCTTCCATGTTGAGCTGGGGGAAGGTGCGACGGAATATGATGGCTGAGTAGTTAGAGAGATGGACGTACTGGAGAGCGGCCAGGAGAAGGGCATCTGTCTTACCCCCACCTGCGGCTCCTCCATAGAAGGCCTCGCGGTGAGGTAGGGTGAGAAATAGAAACTGGTTGCCGAATGGGGAATGAACCATGAATGGGTTCCACGAGACGGTGGGGATGGATGAGGGAGACCAGGAATCAAGAAGAGGCGATGATGTCATGCTGATTCTCTCTTGTCATTATCTCAGTAGAGTTATCGTCGCTGCCATTCCACTCTTCAAGAACAAGTTCATCGAAATCACCATCGTAGGATTCGAACATAGCAATAGCCTTAGTCTTATCTGTCCAGGCCATTACCATATCGAAAGACGGACAGCAATCGACCAGGAGCCTGGTCAGAATATAAATCATCTGTCCACCACCCATCAAAGCGTCAGTAGCGTTCAAAGGGTCATTCCTTTGTCGCCTACGCAACTCATCAAGGTGACGGACTTCTTCAATAGCATTATCCAGAGCCTCAGACATTTAATCTCTCTCTCTTATCGCGTCCCTGAGCGACTTCTCAACAGCACCTGAGCGTAATGCCAACACTCGTTTGGAAGGCGTGATGTCGAAATGCGGGAATCTGGGGCGATTCTGGAACCATTCCAACTTCAGCCCTATGCTAACTGCAAACTCTTTCAACTCCTCCTCAGAGTCGGCCCACATGTGAGACCAGCGACGACCATTGCTGCGAGTGTGAGAATCTTTGATTGCCTCATCAGGATAGGTTTGGACAGCATCCACATAGACAGTCATCCGTCCACCACCTTCCCATTAACCCCATTCGCCTCGCTACCACCAGCCAACTCCTTCAGCCTCTCCTCACTGAGCAACCCAGCATCTACAGCCCCTCTGAGAGCCGCCTTGAGAGTGTCTTGGTCTATGTTGACCTGGTTGACGGTTATGGAGTTATCGTCACCTTGTTGACCTTTGGCCTCTGGTGAGATGTATTCGTAGAGCTTGAGTATCTTAGTCAGGTTCTCCAAAGCGGCTACTTTAGGGTGGAGCTTGAACTCAGTGGTGACTTCTTGAATAGACTCTCCACTCTTGACTGGAATAATCCGAGTGACGATTTTCAAGGACTGAATAGCCCTAGTGAGAGGTGCGCCAATATTATCGAGATTCTTGAGTTCCAGGTCTCCGTTGGGCGTGTATTGGACATAGTTGGACACGTCACTAAAGGCGAGGATAGCCCATTCCTGCATCAGCGGGCCTTCTTTAAGGTCGTATCTTGCCCTGGGGATGTCCCAGTGATTATCTTCTAAACTGGCAAGAGCCTGAACTTCCATCTGAACGAGGCGCGCCTGTACAGCGGGGCGCTTGAGGATTCGCCTGGTGTATTTAACGACAGTGCCGGGGCGTATATCCTTGGGATTGTAGACCTTAATATAAGATTCATGGGCCGAGAGTTGGTTAGAGTAGTAGCCTTGGAGGAAACTCTCCTCTTTAACGGTGACTTCCCTGAGTGGTCTAAGGGCTGACAATGTGGCTCCTATCTAACGGCTAAGGAGGGAGGTGTGTTATGTCTCCCTCCTTGCCTACCCATCACAGAGAAGGGTTCCAGGAGGTGCTTGTTAGTCATGAAGTAGGCCTCAGACCCTTCTCAAGTCCAATATAACGGGGTAAGAGGTGATTGGTCAAGACCCTTACCCCTTAAGCGTCTCTATCCATGTCCTTGTTTACCCGATAAATGATAAATCGTGCGCCTGCGGCGAAGCCCAGGAGGAAACTCAAACCGATACTACCCACTAATAATAACATCTCAGTTAGTTCCATTTCCCTTCTCCCTTACTTCGTCCTCTTCCATCACCTTTACCCTTCATCCTCCTTGCATCCCTCTCGCCACCTCCAGGCCTCCCCTTCTTGCCCCCAGATGCTCTTATCTGTCTTGCCTCCTGAAGGAGCTTGTCAATATTGCTAGTCGTCTCCTTGGGGCGCTTCTGGCCTTTATTCGAGGCAGCTAGAGTATTCCCTGATTCAAAGCCTGACTTCTCCTGGTTGTGGTGGAGGTAGGTGTTGATGGCTGAGTTGAACTCGGCGGGGTCTTTGAAGTCTGACTTGATGGGACGCTCGGTGTACCAGCGGAATCCCTCATCGTCCTTGCGCTTCCGCTGACGTCTCGATTTAGGGGTCTCAGAGCCGTATTCGACGTTGCCACATTGGAAGCAGTCCCAGGAGGCTGGATAGTCGGAGTGGAAGTCCATCTGACCCTGACAGCGTGGGCATGGAGCGAGGTCTTGGATAGTGATGTTGGTGGTCATATTCCTGCCACCCATACCACTATTCTTAAAAACATAGCAGCAAGCACGGCCAGCGAACCAACAGCGAGGAATGCTAGGAAAAATGCGATAATCACCTGGATAGTGTTTATGACAATAGGATATTGTTCTATCTTCATGACTTTGAACTCCTTTTGAAGCTAGAGCAGTCACACTCCTCCGTATATCTCCGAGGGCCTGGGAGGTTAGAGATGGTTTTTGAGTTCCACTTGCACCCACCAGAGGCTGCGTGGTGGTAGTAGAGGTGATGGCCGCATGTGCATTTGGGGACTGCTTGGAGGGTCATGATTCTGGCCTCCTCACTGCGGCTCACGCTGAATCCCTGGTGTAGCAGTCGATGTGGGCGAAGCGTTGTCCTGTGCCGTCTCCATCTCCCACTACGGTTCCTGATAGTTCTTCTCCGCATCTAGTACAGACGCGGGAAGTGTCATATCCCAAGGGCTTCTCCGACTTCACAGGAGTGAAACCAGCTTTGACAGCAGGATGGACAGGTTCCTCCACCTTCCCTATAGCGGCCTTTACCTTCCTGTAGACATCACTGATGTCTGCTGAGAGAGCGCCTCTCAAGATGTCATATTCCAGTTGGGCTCCCAGGGTGATGGCTTCTTTCTCGGTTAGGACTAGGCTGATGTAGTTCATGTTATTCCTCCAGTTCTCCCCAACTATTAGCTGAGGTCTTGATGTTGGCGACGATAGGGACGGATAGAGTGATGACTGACTCCATGATCTTGGCGAACTGGCGGGACAGCATCGAAATCATACTCGTAGGCACTTCCCATCCTAGCTCATCGTGGATCTGGAGGAGCCATTTAACGATAGGGTCTTGCGGGTTGAACTTGGACTTGTGGGCGTTCCAGATGTCCACCTGGGCCTTCTTAATGATGCCTTGCGCGCCTCCCTGGATGGGCATGTTTATAGCCTGTCTCTCACCTTGGTTCTGGATGCGCTGGATGGGGACTAGGAACTCAGGAGTGTGGCGGATGCGTCCCCACATGTCTTTTACGTACCCATAGCGGCGACCTTCGGCGGCAACAGCGTATTGGTAGGACTTGATTTCAGGGTAGAGTTCAAAGTATTCATTGTGAAACTCTTCACACTGCTCTAAGTCCCAGCCTTTGATGTCCTCTTGAATCATGGACTCTAGGAGGCCCTGAGTAGTCATCCCGTACATCGTCCCGAAGCCCATTATCTTCATGCTGCGGCGTGCCTCGCTGAAGCCTGATTGAGAGGGGGTGAGACCTGTGATACGGGTTGTGGTGATGGAGTGGACGTCCTTACTGTTGGCGTATATTGAGAGGAGACGGGCGCACCCAGAGAGATGGGCCATGACGCGGTACTCAATCTGGGAGTAGTCAATGAACAGGAAGGACATGGGGCCAAGCTCTGGATGAGGGGGGGATGGGATGAAGCCCTCCCGAATGCGCTTGCCTTGTGCGTGTCGAGTGGGGACGGCCATGAGGTTGGGGTTGAAGGTGGAGATGCGGCCTGTCTCGGTTGAGGTGGTGCGGATGGAAGTGTGGACGCGATGGTGACCAGTAGACACTTGGATAGTGACATCTTCTTTCTCAAGGGGCGTGGAGCCTTCTGTTGCAACCTCTATGAAGTCAGGGTGAACCTCAACCGTCTCTCCTGTAAATTTGGCGAATCCTGGGAGCTTGTCGGAATAGGTGGTCTTTAGCTTGTGGAGGTGCTGGTACTCGACAATGGCATCTACTAGAGGCCACAGTTCGTCGTAGGCGGTTGCTAGGACTTTTAGAGAGCGGATGTCTGTCTTGGGGAGGCCTGAGTCCTCGTTGAGCTGCGTGGGAGGGTAGCGGAGTAGTTCAAAGAGGAGTTTCACCTTCTGGACGGCGGAGGCAGGGTTGAATCCATAATAATCTACAGTCTCCTCATCTTGAGGCGGTTCAGGAAAAGAGAATTGAACGCTTTTGGTGGCGAGCAGCTTCCCAGCCTCAAGAGCCGCTATACTAGCTTGCTCCTCCATCAGTGCTAGTAACTCTGCCGAGAGGATTCTGAAGTGGCTCGGGTCAATGGCGATTCCGTTTCGCATCATCGCCATGATTGAAGGGAGCATCGCCCCGTCCATGTCATCCAGGACGTCAACAAGTGTGGCGTCTGTGTGGTCTGTAGGGCGCTGAACTGATGCGGCCTGGAGCATAGGGAGGAGCTTGTGGGCAACGCGGAGAGTGGCGTCAGGGTCACGGGACGCGTAGTCTTTAGCTACCTTCTCATCAACGTGAGAGAGGTTGGCGCGTGGACATGGGCCGCATCTGTCTAGGAGGGGCTGGATGTCGGCGCCCTTCCATCCTCTGATGCGATCCCAGACGTTTGAGATGGCGCCTGAGTTGTAATCATTCATGAGTTTGCGGAGGCGTGTGGTGGCGTTCTGGGGCTGTTTCATGCGGGTGGTGAGGCGCATGTTCTTGTTGTCCCACTCGGTTATCTCATAAGGTGCAGAGTCGGAGAATGGGGTGACAGGGGAGGACTCCATGAAGAACTTATAAGCGTCTCGCGCCTGCTCCCAGACTGCCCTTGAGCCTTTGCCTCTGAATTGGCCGCGCTTGGGGCGGCGATCCTCCATCTCCTTCTGGTCTGAGCCTCTGTGGGCTTTTTCGGCCCAGTCCAAGGCGAAGCGGTGTTGGAGGGGGCGGACTATGTCTGAGAAGTCCTGCATGTCCATGCCGCATAGCTCACGCGCTAGAGCCTTTAACCCCAGAGGCAGACCCAACAGATAGGCCATCTGCATAGTGTCTCTGTATCGTGTCGGCATGAGTGACGGCGTAGTGTCCCATCCCAAGGCTTCAGCGTCGGCTGGGAGATTGTGGACGTAGACGAGAATTTGCTGCGGGAATGGGCGTCCCTTAGAATCTTCAACGTATTCTCGCCATGTAGCAGCTGAAAGCCAAAGACCGTCGCCCTCTGCCCAGCTAATCTGTACGCTAAGGAGTTCTGTGGTTCCTGATTCGGATTCGTCGGCTGGGATGTATTCTGTGTCAAGAGCTATTTCCTCCTCGTTGTTCAGGATTTGCTTGATGAGTTCAATTGAGTTGGATGACCAGTAGTGGGGGGAAGGATATTCGTCCTCTCTAATCTTGAGCTTGGCTACTGTTATAGCTCCATCCAGACCGTTAAACCTCATCCCCTCCATGATGTCTTCCAAGTCAACGAAGTCGGAGGCTATCTCACGGATGAGGGATGTGTTGTGGAGGCCTGCTGCCGGGTGGTAGATGGGGAACACGATGGGAATGTTGATACCCTCATACATTACCTGCCCATCGTGAACTCTAGTAATAGCCCCCATCTTGACATCAAACTGCGCCTGGGCGTGGAGAGTGTCCATAGTGGCGAACTCATCCAAGCCAAGAATGTAGCGGGTGGCAAATCGGCCTAGTGTGACGACGATGTCAGGCTTAACCATCTCTAGCTCTCTCATCAGGTGACTACTTGCACATAGGGCTATCTCTTCAGTTGAAGGGTCACGGTTCCCTTCCGGTCGGCACTTGACCACGTTAGTGATGTAGACCTCGTGGCGAGTCAGGCCCAACTTCGCCAGCATCGCTTCTAGGATTTGACCAGCCTGACCTATGAATGGGATGCCTTCAGCATCCTCGTTGCGCCCTGGAGCCTCTCCTATGAACATTATTGAGGCATCGATGGGGCCTGAGCCCGGTACTGGCCCTTGGCAAAAGGTGTGGAGGGGGCAGAGGGTGCATGAGCGGATTGAGTCCCAGAGAGGGTGGAGGGGTATGGACTGGATTAGGTTAGATGTCATTGGGGTTTACTCCTAGTTTGATGAGGGCGGCTTCCAAGCGTTTCACATAAAGACGGTATCTCTCCTTTGCCTTCTTACTTACAACAGTTTTACACGCTTTACAGGTACGCCAACCCTTGGGACTAATGAGGGTATTTATTGGGGAGAACTCATGCCCGTTAATGCAGTGTGTTTTACGCGAGTTGATAGCGGCTGTTCCATTCCCACGCAGAGCGTTCACCATTGGTGTGACGGGTTCTAAGTGGTCTGAATTCACGCAATGACGCACACGGCATAAATGGTCTATCTGCAAACCATCAGGTATCGGCCCAATAAGTAATTCATAAGAGAGTCTGTGAGCAATTACAGTCACACCCTTAAAATAAGATTGACCATAGCCTTTGGAACTTATGGACGCAGTCCACAACCAGCACCCTCCAGGCCCGTCAAAGTCAACCTTAGACCAGAAGCGCGGGAACTGTTCCAGCAGTTCGGCGGGAGTTGGAGTTGAGGTTGATGTAGTCATTGCTTTTGTACCTCCTCGGCTTTGACCAGACTGAGTATTGAATAACCCACAGTATGACGATTCTCCTCATGGTAGAGCTTTCCGATGTTCGCTCCCCAGGGGACTCTGAAACGGAACTCCTTGGTGCATTCGGGACACCTGAGCTGTTGATAGTTTCCTGTCCCCTTCATTGAACTCTCTAATCCTTTTTGGCATTGCTTGCAATTGGCAGTGTGACATCTTCCGCAAGTCATCTGCTTGTCCTTGAGACTAACTCCTGCGACGTAGATAATCTCACCACACTCTTGGCAAGGTATTCCATAGGCTTCTAGGATAATCGTTGGCAGTTCATCCATCGTCTGATTCATATCTTCTCCCCTTCCAGTTGCATCCTCATCTTATGACTAATCACCTTCCCAACCCCATGCACCTTCTGGATTCGCTTCTCAAAGAGTTCCAACTGCAAATCGCTGAGTCCTAAGAGTCGTCTCATATGTGGGAACTCACTCTCAATGGTTTCTGATTTGCCCCAGTCAATTCCGTCAAACTCCTTGAGCAGGCGCCTCATGATTGAAGGGCGACCTCCTAGAGAGATGACTGGTGGCGAGTCGGTGTAGAACTGGTTTAGTGACGAATGAGAGGAGGGAGGCTTCTGGAACATTGCCCACATTGAATATACCTGGGCGGCAGTCTCCTGGACAGTGGTGGAGCGCTTGACGGTGATTTGGGCGTAGGTTGAGAGTTGGGATAGGAAGGAGTCGAGACGGGAATAGGAGAAGTCTAGGAACTTCCATCTTGGGTTTGAATTAGGAACGGGGACGGCGAGTGGGAACCAGCCCCACTCGCTGCGTATTTTGTAATCTAATCCGAACACGGCTTTCCTCCTCACCTCGATTACATCCCCCTCACCACATCTATATTCCCCTTCCACAAACAAGAACTGACGAAACGCACCAGCCTCTCCTGCATCCTGGAACTGTCTCAATAACCTCCCTGACTCGATAGAGTTGATGAGGTCTGAGAGGTGTTTCCTCTCGCCTGTGACTGTTACCGAGACGTCATCTTCCCAGACCCCGCGAGTTACGATGTCGGCGAATAGACCAGCGGGGCGAAGGGTGGAGATGAGCGAGCCGTACTGTTTTCGGAGGGTGGTGTGGAGGTCATCGTCGTTTGGATGGGGGGTGACGTAGATGCTATTGACCATCAGAATCCTCCACCATATTCCACTCCCCTTCCTCTCCTTCAGATGAGTACACAACCGCCCTGGCCAGAGCCAATGCCACCTCTCTAGCCGAGCCTATATCAAGCTCAAACCAGTATTCAGTAAAGACGGTGTCTAAACCTCTCATGATTTCAAGACGGATTATAGGATGTCCGCCTATACGAACGTTAGGGTCTACCTTGATAGAGACCTGTTTAGGGATGCTCATCATGCCCCTCCTGTCCCATTAACACCAGGCACTTCACCATATACCAAGTCCAGAAGTCCTGGGATGGTGAGGTTTATCTGATTGATGCCGGAGAGGTGAGTCCCGTCCATGCGGGTGAATGCTGATGATTTGACCCAGACAGAGAAGGTGGACTGTTGGTCTGGGATGTCATTACGCATAGCCTGGACGTTGACCTGAGTTTCATAGTCGAGCTGCGGCCATCCACGTCGGATGCGGTTGCCTGTGGTACTGTCGTTGACATATTCGTTGCCCATACGGTCTATGAATACGGCGGTCATGTCTGAGGCGTAAGGCTGATAGTTCAAGGCTTCGGTCATAGCTTCATTGACAGGGCCATAGTTCCTAGCCATAACCTGAGTGAGCTTCCCGAAGTAGGCAAGGCGGCACAGGTTATAGAACTGTGTCTCAGTATCTAGTATTACGGAGCCTTGATTCTGACTCCATGCGTAATTCATGGCCGCGATGAGGTCATTCCACATAGTTGAGGCATCCTTCTGGAGGAGCTTGGGGTCGTAGGCGACTCGCTTCTCATGGATAACCTTGGATGAGAACTTCGGGAGGATAGACTCAGCTGATTTGTCCAAGTTGAAGTAGTAGATGGGT